TTATCCACAACGCTACAATCAGGCAAAGTAGCAGATACAGCACTAATGAGAGCTTTTCTAGCGGTTCCATTGAGGTCACACTCCAAACAAGGCGAGACATAACACGTTAGCGAACCTTTAGACTGCTTAATCCGCTGTTTCAGTTTATTAGCCAATACATTCAATCTTTTTCTTAGTCGTGAATTAGGATTCTTTGCTGCTCTATTAGCAGAGGCGATACTGTAGCCCCAAAACACATCATGCCGCTCACATCTCTTGTTTCTAAGACATGGACCATTCGCAAGATGAACACGAATAATCTTTTCTTTATGCTGTTGGAGGATGGTGTCAGCGCACTTGCAATCTTTACCGAATGAATCCTCAAGCCAGCCAGTAACTATCGGCTTACCCTTCCACGTCTCAAGAGTTCTGCTACAAGGCCAGCTCTTATTGCATAAACCAATATAACTAACCGCTTGAGCTTGTGCCGTAGCCATAAATGCTAACAACACAAGGATAATTCTCATCTATCCAATACCCGATCTAACTTCTTTTCAATGCGGTCGAGCCTATCCTTTACTCCAGATAACTCATTCTGCATTACCTGAACTTCCATCGTGATTCGATACTTTGATTGCTCTAACTCTTGCAGAGATGTTTTGACTTGTCGGTAATCCATACCGATGAGCGATACTACGATACCAATTCCTCCTTTAATCAAAAGGTCGAGCCAATACTGCAACTCTGTGATATTACCTTTCGTCATACAATCTCCAGTTCAGCTTCCTTTACTTCAAGCATTGAAGTCATGAAATTAGCTAAAGCAGCTCTACTGGAGAGGATTGCTGTCTGAGTTCCTAGCGTTCCATACATCATGCCAAGCAGGATACAACCATGAGTGTCTTCATGAGTATTTCCTGCGTGAATGAGAATATCACTCCTACCTGGCACATCGACAACCTTAAATACATTCCCGAACTTCGGGGACTTATGCCAGATGACTTTGTATGTACCCTTCGGGATACATGAAATCATCCGCTCGTTGTCTCGCCACGCATCCTCAAGGGTAACGAACATAGGCCGTCCATCAAGGCATAAGACGCCAAGTGTAGCGTTGTTATGCTCTGAAACTCTGACAAGTCTTAGCTTCATGTTTAGTATTTGATTATATAATTAACTACTAAATATGGAGGATTGTTAGCACCTGTGGCCCCTGGAGTAGTTGAATTTGTTGTAAGTGCAGTTGCGTCTGTAGCTCCATCAAGAGCAATAGCCTGAGATTGAGGGTCGGTATTTCCTGATAATGTTCCAGCAATAGGCTTTGTTACTGTAGGAGTCCAGCTAGGCAAACCAGTACGTCTTCTCCAGTATGTATTAGTATTTTCAACTTGCATTAACGCATAACCAGAATCACTGAGCGTATGACTATGTGCGTTTACTGTATGCGTATGAGCTGCACTTGTATGAGTATGATCAATAGCACCACCAGTCCCTCCAAGAGTGCTTCCGGTTCCACTGTCTGCTTTACCAAGCGGGAATCTTTGCTTTAAGTTGGGGACGTTAAAAGTAGAAACTCCATCTCCGACGCCATAAGTTGTTCCAATAATTGCAAACAAATCAGCATAAGTTGTTCTGCTAATAGCATCGCCATTACATATAAAGTACCCAGTAGGAGCGGAACTTCCTCCGTACATATTTATAGTTCCGATTGGCACTAAGCCTGATAGCTGTCCTAAATTAACTGCATCACTAGAAATAGTTCCATTTGCGACATTGGTAATCTTATTGGTTCCCATGTTGAGGTTACCAGTCATGGCATTTTGGCCAGCCTTGTTAAGGCATTGGTTGATACCATCCATGAAGTCGTCATCTTGCTGGTCATGTCGTCCAGCTTCAATGCCAACACCTAGTGACGCATCACCAGTCCAACCGTTAGAAGAGTAATTCCATTTACGGTATGTTCCACCTGACCAACTCATATTAAGCCTCTAATTGATTACGCCTTGTTAAGACCTTATTTACATACTTTCGAGTCTCAGCAGGAACGTATGCAACCGTTATGATATTTTCCCAAGTTGCGGGAATACCCTCTTTCTCAGTTCGAGCTATAGCTCTTTGCAAGTTGCCTGGACCCCAGTTATACGCAGCAAGAGCCAACTTCTCATCTCCAAATTGACGCATCATCTGGTTAATGTATCGTGTCCCGCCTTCAATGTTTTGAATCGGATCAGTAGGGTCTACTCCAAGCTCCTTAGCCGTTCCAGGCATAAGTTGCATCAACCCTCTAGCGCCTTTCTTGCTTTTAGCTTGCGGCTTTCCTGCTGATTCAGTCTGGATAATCGCTTGAATAAGCGGTGGCTGCTCAGAGATTACGGATGCAATATCTTGCTTAACTACTGGCTGTGCGGATTGAGTAACGCCACTAACTCCTGATGAGTTAATCTCAGCCAACATCTGCTCTATCTCAGGTATTCCAGCGCCAGCACCTAAACCACCTACAACCATTCCAGACTTACTAATAGGCTTGGTCGGAGTTCTAACCTCACCTTCAATTCTACCAGCAGCTCTGCGGCCAACGCCTCCAGCAATCTGACCTGTAGCCTCAGCAGCCGCTTGAGATGCTTGCAACGCTCTTACAAGAGGCGTTAAACCAGTCAGCGTTTCTCCAGCTCTAGGACTAAAATATATGCTCGCTAAATCTTCATAGAACTTAGCCTCTTGAGGATTAACTAACGCTTTGGAAAGTAGCTCCAATGCAACACGAGACGGCTTCTTTTTAACGAGCTTTTCAGCTTTATCAGCAGCCTCCTGAAGTCCCTCTTCAGCTTTTAGCTGTGCTCTAGTAGTAGATCCACCAAGGTATTCACGCTTACCAGCAGCAATCTTTTCCTCAATATCAATCGCCTTGAGAACTCGCTCTGCTTTATCACCAAGAGCGGCTTCTAATCGCTTCTTCATTGACGGACTTGAGAATTGGCTGGCTAAGTCAAACCCTTCTTTCTTAGCCTCAAGGCTTCGCTGCAAGTATCCACGGATACCAGCTTCAAAGTCTGCAAGGTGACCAGCATCCGCAAACGACTTGCGAAGCTCTGCAATCTGCTCAGGTTCATACCTAAATATAGATCCAATCTTATTGGTATCCTCTGGGTCTATATCCATGAGCATCTTGAACTTAGTTCTCTCAAGCTCATTTAGACCAGAACTTGCAGCCTCAAACTCAGCTCTTGCTGTTTTATATGTAGGCGAGGCTTCATCAAGGATGCTTAATAGCTGCTCCTTTGTCTTACCAAGCATCCGAGCGGTATTAGACTCACCAGCCTTTTTAGCTGCGACAATCTTATCGTCGAGGATGCGTTTTGCTTGGTCTAGTACATCAAGTGATGTATCAGCCTTGTCAGCGTTATCAGCAAACCCTTTAACTTTTTTTATTGCAGACTGAAGATTCTTGTCCTTCGCAATAAGATTAGTAAGAGATTCATCAACAATCTCAGGAGCTTCCGCTCTAGCCTTGTCATAAAGAGGCTTCGCAATCGCAGCACGTTCACTCTTTAATCTTTCAGCGATATTTTGAGCAGCGGTCGCCATCCGTAGACCACCACGATACGGACTAACTTCAGGACTAACCTCGTTGAATACTCCACTAAGCCTACTAAGCTGCTCCTTCGCTCTGCCTTCAATCGCTCTCTTAGCAATATCAATAGACTCAGGACGCTGCGCTACTATTTGTGCGCTCTGCTTGATACCGCCAGTACCAACCGCTTCAGGAAGGAATAGAGGTAATTTAAGACGCTCCGCCTCCGCTGCTAATGCTTCAGCAGCAACCATCTCCTCCGGTCGCACGTTCCTAAGCTGTTTAGCGGCTTCAAACGCTGCTGCACTTGGCTTATCAAAAGTAACCCTAATATCAGGAGCCCAAGCAGGAGGAACATCTCCGACCGCTCCTGTTTCAGAGCTTAGAAACTTTCCTACCTTGGATGCTAACGCAGAAACATCAATGCCAGACTTAGCAGCTAAATCACCAAGACCCCGCACTAATGCTCTGCCACCGTAGTACAAACCTGGAGTAAGAGTTGCGCCAGCTAATCCACCAATCGCACCACCTGTAAGGCGGCTTTCTAATCCAGCTTCCGCACTTCCAGCGCCTTGAATAACTCCAGTGATTCCACCACTTCTAATAAGATTAGCAGGGGTAGTAGCCGCAGTTCCTAAAATAGTTCTAGCGCCTGGGACTGCCTCAATAGCTCTTGTTACTGTTGGTAAATACCGAGGAGCTTGCGTTGCCGCAGCACCAAGACCAGAGGCCAATGCGCTACCTAAGATGCTTCCGTATTCAGCCGTTTTGTATGCTGTCGGAGCACGTTCTTCAGCTAATTTAAGAGCAGACTGTTCCTCTTGAATCGCTTGAGAATAAGGAACACCAGTAAATAACGAGCGAGCACCAGCAATAATCTCTTCTGAGAACGGATTAAGACCCTGACTAATACCGCCAGTAAGTGCAGCCAGTGTATCAAGTCTGCCTATTTTCTGCTCTAACTCAGCTTGTCTAATCTTGTTAGCAGCAGCCTCAGCTTGAATCTGGTTGTACTTTAGCTGCTCCGCTTCAGGTAACGGAAAAATCGCTGTGTTGGCAGTAGAACCAATGTCAGCTAATAGTGCAAAAGGATCTAAATCAGCCATCGTTCTTACTTAGCTCTCGTTAGTTGCCAAATCTTACCGTACTTCTGCGCTAAATTATTAGCCTCAGTTATTAAGTTCTGACGTTGCTGCGGAGTGATGTTAGGTGAGTTAACTTCCTGCTTAATCTCAGCAAGTCTATCAATCGCCTTCTCACTTGCAGTCTTAGAAGGAATCTCAAACGGCAATAGTTTTGTATTTAGGTCTGGGTCTGTAGGAGATGCAAACTTATTAGCAATTAAACGATTCTTCGCTAACTCAGCCTGAGAGCTATACGATGATTTAGAAGCATCAACGTACACCTTAAACGCTTTCATCAAATCAGCTCTTGCTGGATCGCTTAAAGTAGACCCACCAGAGGAAACCTTTTTCAATTCAGCAGCATATTGCTCAAGAACAGGAAGAACGCTGATTCTTGCTTTGGCCTCACTTGGGGAAACAATAGAAGTTGGGTCTCCAATCTTTGTTCCAAGACGTGCAATCTCGTTGTCAGCAGCAAGTGAGTCTTGTGACATTAACTCTTCAATCGAGTTATACATATTAACAATTTGGGTAGCTGCCTCACCTTGCTTAGTAAGCGCCTGACGCTCCTTGTCAAATGCCTCAATCTTACGCTGTGGTCCCTTTACAATCTCTTCCTTAGCAACTTCCTGTTCGATCTCTCGTCGCTGCTTTGGATTTAATCCAGAAAGAGAAACACCAGGAGTCTCGCTGATAGTAGGAGTAGTAATTGTTGGCGTTCCTACTGCTTCAGCCAATGGCTGCAACTTTTCAAACCCAGCAGGTAGGTTGCCAGTCTGCTCAACATACTCAAGAGCAATATCCTGTTCTAACTTCTGTCGAGCCGCTGCTTGCTCTGCCTTAGCAGCTAACTCGCTTTGCAAGAGTAGAGGACTAATCTCTGTCAGCTTGCTCATTACGTTTACTGGCGTACCTTGCTGCTGCAATCCCTCAAGTAACGAAGCTCGCTGTGCCGAAGGAGTATTGAGTAACTGACTTGCAAGGTTAGTAGCCTGTAGCGACTCCTCAGTTGCTTGCTTCTTGGCCTGATAACCAAGCAACCCAGAAAGCAACGCCTGACCCAAGGCTATACCGAAGTTAGCTCCTGGCTTACCATACGGGTTATAGAGCGAAGGAGCAGCTTGAGTAAGTGCAAGCAGTCCCATGCCGTAAGGATTCTCAGCGCCAGTTATACGCAAGCCACCGAGCGCACTTTGTAAAGTTAATGGGGTTACAGTATCAGCCATATTTCGTTCCTACTTTATAGCCCAGTTAGCCGCAGCCGCTCCAGCACCAGTGCCAAAACCTGAAGCTACGCTACTCCATGTGCTCGGTCTTTTCGGCTGGTTATATCCACCCATTTGCTCCATAGCTGCAATATCTCTAGCCGTTTCAGCTTGGATTCTTGCCGCTCCTGTCGCTGCTCCTCCTGAGATACGAGCTTGCTGCAATCCTGCCGCAATTCTTTCTTGCTCCAGCAATCTTTCCTGCTCAGTCTTATACTGGAGCATCCCAGGTTGTAGATAGTATTGTGAGAGCTGCGCTGGAAGTCCGTACTGCATAGTTCCTTGCTCAAACGTTTGCTTGGCAACTCCATACGCTTGTTGACTTGCCTGGAATTGAGCATTCAGACGCTGATTGTTTTGAGCATCTTTCAACGCTTTATACTGTGATTGATAGTATCCACTGTTAGGATCTATTCCCTGCGACAACATGCGCTGTTGGAATTGCTGGTCTTCACGAGCAAACTGCTCCTCATTGCTACGCTCAAACTGATTTACTATATCGCTATAGGCCTTCTCTCGCTCTTGCTGAAAACCTATTTCATAATTCTTCATGTACTGTTCAGGACTGGTCTGCTCATAGCGACCGTAGAGCTGATTAACTGCGGTGCCATAATCTGACATCAACTCTTTCTGTTGTTGCTCAGGAGACATCCTACGGAAAGCCTCTTCTGGCGAACCTGGCTGTGAGCCTGGAGTACCCTGCTGCTTATACTTGTTGATAGCAGCATCAATTCTATTGGTATTATATCCAAGCTGCTTACCAGTCTTGTTAATCAATTTGATTGCAGCGTTATACTCTCTGCTACCAACAATAAGATTACCAAGATTCATAACAGTATTACGATACTGTTGACGAGCCTGAGCCCTAGCAGCCTTTGGATCTACTTTTGACTTTTTCGGTTCTTTAGCCAGTGCTGTTTTTGCCATAATTATACCTGCCCACCTAGATCGTAACGTATCTCAAATCCCAATAATTGTAAGGAGGCGTTTTTAATGCTTCCACCAAAACGAATAGCGGCACAATGTCCCTGACCCTTAACCGCAAACCTGTCAAAGATGTACTCAACATCTCCAGACCAAGGAACGAATCTTTCTGGGATTGGCGGTCCTGGCACTGTAGCTGTCGTTCCCCACGGAGAGCCCCAAGCTGTGTAAGCGCCTGGAGCTGTGGTAATGGTTGTAACGGTCGCTTGCCGTTTGAAATCAGTATCCAATCCAAGGTTTAAGGTGACGCCACGCTTAGTCCTAATGATTGGTCGAATGTCCTTAAACGCTTTGTAATTACCTCTGGAATTGTAGAACGAGAACGCCATTCGTCCAGCAAACTCAATAGATTCACCAGTAGTATTAGTTGGCGTTATTGCGTCAGCATAGCCAGTCTCGCCTTGATAAATAATACCAGTTGAAGAACCGTAGTAAGGAAGGTTGTTGAACTTTCCAGACATTACAGCGTGCTCTGTTGAGAACAACGAAAATTGTGTCCATGCCTTAGTATCAATGCTGTATACAAGCAGCGTAGAGCTTATATCTGTATCAGGCATGTTAATATAAACACGCCGACCGGATGGCCAGAAGAACCCATGCCAGGAATTGCTTAAAGGAACCTGTGACGCATACTGAGTGATCAAAGGATTTACGTTTAAGCTCACGATATTAAGAGCTTGTTCTGGATCGGTCTGAAACAGAGACGATACAGGAACGATACCTTGCAGAGTGATAATCCAAATATCTTGGTTTACTCTTACAAACGCTCTTGGTCCTAAAGGCTTGCCGATGATGAATTGAGCAACCAGCGTCCACGCTCCTGACGTTCCCTCTGGGTCGCCAGCATAGAATACCAACTCGCCTTGGCTTGATACCGCCATAAAGTAATCGACGGCGTTCAGTCCATTCTGGTAAGTATATGTGCCAGTAAATATAAGGTATCCACCTCGCCGCATTACATACTGGAAATCATAGGATTTAAGAGTAGGAGCGCCAGAAGTAAAGGTCTCTCTTACTGATGCGTGATACCACATACGCATGGAGTCAAGCTCTGTAAAGTACAGCGACTCTTTATATGAAGAGACGTTCCAGAGCTTATCAAGTCCACCAGCAGGACCGCCGCTTGCTGTAATATCCTGAGCAGTCCCAGTCCCGTTATACACTTGAGGAACATCTGACCCTGAGTCATTCGCTAAGTATATTCGGTTAGCAAAAAGAGCAAAGTTCCAGTCTCCATGAGTATACGTTCCAGGAGTTGAGCTTATGTTAGTTACTGTTCCAGTGGTTGTTCCAGTAACAGCATATAAATCATTTGTATCTGCTGTTATTAACTGAGCAGTCCCATCAGCTAATGGGAACTCGTGCATGAATTGAATAGGAGAGGTTGAGCCTAAATCCGCAAACTGAGTATACCCCAAGCGCACCGAAGGAGTACCAGCACCAGGAAACACATTAAGCAGCTCCAGTGCTGATGCCGGATTCATGTTGTCCACTGGACTCACTAGGTCCAGTCCCAACGATGGAGGCGGCATTGTTATCCCTTCAAACTGCGCCATACTTAGATATTACCTGGCATATTAGGTGGTAGTTGCTGTTCAGCTTCAACAGGTTGATTTACCTGCTGTGGATATTGCTGTGGATATGTGCTGTATTTTGGCATCCCAATACCCTGACCAAATCCCTGCATCATGCCATTCATAGCGCCACTCATAGAGCCTTGGTACGGCATATACTGAGGCATTGGATATGGTTGATAATTGTACTGTGGAGCAGGCAACTGACCTGGCATTGGTTGATACGGTTGTGGCATTTGCGGCATTTGCGGAATCGAAAATTGCGGAGCCTGTTGAGGTTGAGGAGCTGGTTGCTGTGGAATAGTCCTCGACGGCATCGCTACTGGAGGTTGCCGTTGAGATGACCGACCAGGTAATGCTTGTCCTCTGCTATTAACTAGACCACCTTGCTGATTGCGATAAACACCAGGAGAGAGCCTCTGGAGCTTAACTCCTTGGGCTCTTGGGTTCCTTGCTAATGCTCCTGCTAATCGTGATGGTATATTGCGTGGCATATTATTTACTCATCCTCTGGTTAAGAAAATCTCTCAATGATTGTTTTTTAGCTTGTTCAGGTACAGATACTTGAGGCGTGGTAGCTTGTGTTGCATTTATAGGTCGAGGAGCTGGTTTAAGTTCTTCTCCAAGCTGTCTACCACCAAGCATGGATCTAATGTTGGCTAATACATCAGCCTCACTATTGGCGTTTGAAGTAGCAGCGTTTACAAGCATACCAGTATACTGCTCTGGCTTTAGTTTACCGTCAGCGCCTTGATATATGTTACGAATCATTGGATCAATCTGCTGAACAGCATACTCAGCAAGCGGGTTAGAAAAGTCTACATCCCAAGCGTTACGAGTTGTTTTGCCATCAATGTTTTCGCCTACGTTTTGATACCTGGTCTTACCATCAAGTCCGATATTGAATTTACTGCCATCAGCAAGGGTCACATTGTACTTATCATCAGCAACGCCAGTCTGCCTAAGCATTCCACGGAAATCATCCCGCAATAGTTGAGCGTCTGACTTGCCAGTAGTCATCATTTTACCAATGGATCGTTTACCCATTAGTCTCAGTGCAAAATTAGGAGCAAATCCAGTAACTAAATTGACACCTTGGTTAGTCCAATCTTCTCTGGTTCCACGACCACGAAGAATATCCTTCATGCCCGTTTCCCATGCTGTACTTAATGCTCCTGCTGCTAGTGCTACAGGCCATGCAACAGAGCCAATCGTTCCCAGCGTAGTTGAGCCAGCGGTGGTTCCCGCACCTGCGGCACCAGCTCCGGCAGTTCCTGCGGCACCAGCTCCGGCTGTTCCAGCAGTAGCGCCAGTCCCTCCAAGTATTCCAGCGCCTCCTAATGCTGTCGGCATCTCCACCGCTGCGCTAGGACCAAACCAACCAGCAACGGTAGGGAATCCAGCCAGCGCCTCACCCATACCGACAGCACCAGCAACAGTTCCGGCAGCTTGGCCGATACCTGCTCTCTGGTCTGCTGCTGCTTGGTCTCTAGCTTGCTGCTCAGGACTCTTAGGTGGTCCAAAATTAGCCTGTACCGCTTGATAGGCATCCCACGGACGCATACCTTGAGATACTAACGTATTGTAATAATCATAAGGCTTCATGCCTTGTGCTGGTGGTGGTGGTGTTTGCATAGCCATAGTTAAATCCAAGTTCCAAATACAGCGACCCCAGCACGAGCAAACATGTTAGCTCTGTTCTGACCGCCAGCGTAAACAACCTTAGAAACCTTTTGCCGTGAAAACTCTTCGTGAAGCTCCATTGTAAACGTCTTAGGAACTCCAACTAATCCATGAATATCAGCAAACCGCTCTAAGATTCCCTGCTCTACTAACTTCTCATTGAAGATGCTGGAATCAGTATCAGCAAGGAACTCATTGTATGGACCGTTGTAATAGTCCCAGGTTACTCCTCCGTCTGATGCAGACCCGCTAGTGTGAGTAGGAGCAGTAGCACCAGTAACGCCACCAACCGATGTAGTATAATAGTTGCCATTGTAGAACGTGTAAGAATTAGCAGAGTAAGTAACTCCACTGGTCCACGTTTGAGGACGTACAGAACGGTCGGCAATATACTCAAATATGATTACGTTGCCATTATTCTCTGGACCTGGAGTTGGGTAAATTAAAAGCTCAGAGTTAGTTAAGCCTCTAATCTGGAATCGCTGATATACAGCCGTATTGATTCCAAACCCTCTAACCTCTGCATACTCCTGCTCAGACATTGGGCCAAGGATTCGCCAACGTGTCGAGCTATTCCAGAACGTCTCATAATGGTACCACGAGAAGGCAGCAGGTAACTGATAAGTATCCTGACTGCCGACCAGTGTAATCGCACCAGACGCATACATCTTCGGCCACGGATACGCCTCAGAAATCTGCCTGTTTATACGATTCGCAATAGCGTATAGCTGCTTGGTTGTAACCTCAGTGGAATTAACTACTCCTGACTCAACCGTATAGCCAGCTTCATTAGCAACATTTGCAACTATACTTCTTAACGTCATACTTTCCTCGGTCTACCTCGTCGCCTTGGAGACAAATCAGCGATGGTCTCATCATCACTATCGTCGATGGTCTCATCAACGACATCCTCTAGAGATTGGATCACCTCCTTTCGACGTGGACGAAGATCAATGCCTTCGTTACCTTCTACTCGTTGCATCAATAACTCTACCTGCTCCTCTAACTTCTCAGTTCGCTTTTGCTCTCGCTCAAGCTGCTGTTGAAGTCTAACCACATCCGACTGTGAGGAGTTCGATGCTTCGATCCACTGTTTTGCAACCTTTACGAATTGCGCCGCAGTCCCTAGTTTACGCTTAACCTCATCGGTGGCGTTGGCAAGCTGCTCTACTGTCTTGAATCCAAGATATTGCAGCTCACGCATTACAGACCCAGAAATAGGAGGCCATTCAGAAAGAGGAGTCCCGCTTTCTACTGGCTCGCTACCAGTCTTAAATGCCGCATACTTCTCTGGATATTCTTGAATATCTTGTGGCTCAATACGACGAACGGTTACATCCATTCCAGGCCACTGAATACTGATTGAGGGTATCTCGTCGAATATAGGACGACCCTCTTTTAGTGTCTTTTCTCTGTTTTCGTTGTATGCGTAGAAGAACTTAACATTAGCGCCAGCGTATCTGCGCTTAGGTTGTCCTCCTCCGTTCATCAATGCGTTCCAGTCAATTTGTGCCATATTATCCCCATATAAAAGTTACAGGCATTTCCCATAACTTACAGCACTACAAATAATTCAGCGAATATAATTTAGGAGGCGCTGTACTAGCCGCCTCCTATTTTAATTAGTTCACCTTGAGGTGTCCTGTTGATTTAAGCTCAACGGTTCCAGCTCCAGTAAGCGTAGTAAGTCCTACTACGTTCTGAATCTTGGTTGTTGAGGTGTCATCAGCAACACCAGCAGTTGCGGTGGTATTAAGGTTAGCATCTGCGGCATACGATGCAGCAGCCTTACCCTTGATACCAGAACCAACTCCACCGCCGCCTACTCCACCAACCCATACCCAGAGGTACTCGGTGTCAGCAGCAGCTACTTGAGCTACACCGACTTGAAGGTTGTTAGCGCCAGCGTTTGTGGTTGTAAGTTCAGCAGCTTGGCCATCGTCAGAAATCTTAACGAAAGCGTACTGAGCAACCGCACCATCAGCTTGAACGAAGATATAATCTCCTTCTGGCGAAGAACCAACATCTCCTACCTTTGCTGGAAGGGGAATAGAAACTCCATCCCAAACCTTACCACCATTTACTCCGAATGATCCTACCTGTGACATACTCTGTTCCTCCTACTTATTAAGCGTAAATTACAGCTTGAAGTGCAGGAGCAGCGCAGCAGAGGTTTCCTTCAACGATAATAACCGTGAAGAAAGCATCCTGATCAACTGGTCGAGCCATCTCTGGAGCGAGCGGCTTGAAGTCTGCACCACGAACCATATCAAACGTCCAATACTTCGTGTTGAGAAGTCGGCAAGAATTGGCCTCAAGTACAGATGAGCCATATCCACCGTCAAACACGAAATCGCAGCCGTCATAGCTGAGAACTCGGAATCCACCTACAGCCTTTTTGGTTGGAGCTTGGATTCGCTGAATTGCAGTC